TATGTACAATGATGAAGGTATGAACAATATTATAAACAACTGGGTTGCACCGTTTCTATTTGGAGCAATTGTCGCAATCCTGTTTGTTGTAGCGTTATTTTTTCCTATTAAATAGGGAAGCAAGCAGCTTGCGAATATAAAAACACACAAAAGGAGACAAAATGAAAGAACTATTCGACGTAAAAATATCAGCACAACGCAATCTTGAACGCGCAGGACGTACATTCTCAGTTACAGCATGGGAATATCGGAAAGCAATCAGGAATAATGCAGAACAGAGAGTTATCGACGGCCTACGCTACACACTAGCAGAACATCGAGCTTTAATGACTGACGCTGCCAACCATCACGAGCGAATCATGGAAAAATGGTATAAATTCCGTCCTGCTGATCGTCACAAAATAGGCATTGTATTAATGCCATCCGATGTATACGTAAAATAAGGATTATTATGGCCAATACAGAACAAGTAATTGATACAAGAGTACATTTTATATCAAGCGTTCCAAAATGCTCTACTGCGGAACAATACGAAAGCTGGAAACTTATCGCACGGCTGGCGGTTCCTAATAAGTACGGCTTTTGCGAAGATTGCACGCTTGATTTTCAATCTAAGATGATCCGCGCGCGTAAGTGTGAAAACCCGCATGTGATTATTACAGATATTGACGATTAGAAAACACTGTGATTAAATTATATTTTAAGTTTGAGTTTCAAGCGTCGCCATGCCCGAATGCCCAGGCGGTCAAGACATGGTGCGGTCGTCCGATGGAAAAAAATGCCGCAAGGTTGTCGCCCTAATTAAGGCGTGCTTTTGTGAGTTATGAAAAACTACCAAAGTCGGCGAAGGGGTGCAAAGCCCCTACTTCATATAGCAAACTGGGGCGCATTTTTGCGCCTCTTTTAGCATCCTCTTGTATTTTATATATATTTCCTCTAATTCTGCAATGCTCCATTTTTTATATTCAGGTGAAGATTCAAGCACATCAACCCTATCCTGACCTATTTTTTTAATCAGTTCAATCCTATAGTTCAATAAATTACCGCGCAAATGGAAATTACACGGCTGGCATTGTTTATGTACATTATCTTCGTTAAACCGCAAAGATGGCCTGATTGATGTGGCTTTATAGTGACCTGCATGATATTGGCCTGTATGGTGTCTTCCGCAGCTTATACATGGCTCATCCTTATCCCTATACCTAATATACGAATTAAACGCAGCCTGCGCGTCTTTAAGCCATTCTCTGCGGCCTTTTAACCTCTTCCTTTCCTCTCTTTGTTCTTTCCTGATTGCTTTTAGCTTATTTTTAGCTGTTAAAACATTAGCACATTCCCATCCGCACACAATTTGCAATGGTTTGGATGGGATAAACTTTTCACCACATGATTTGCATTTCTTAGTCTTTAACTGTTTTTCATTTACTTGCATACAATAAATCCGTCTGCTCGTAAGCATCTTGCGGTGTGTCTGGAATAAATAAATTACCCTGTGCTTTGTGCTGCTCAAATCTTTTACAAGCCGCAGCGTAATAATCTGCATCAAGCTCCATGCCCACAAATTCAAATCCAAGGTTATACGACGCTATTGCGCTGCTTCCACTGCCTAGGTGCGTGTCTAAGATGCGCTGTCCGGGTTTTGCGTAGTTGGTTAAAAGCCATTCATAGAGTTTTACTGGTTTTTGCGTGGGGTGAATTTTGTCGCCTGTTCGATTATCAAACTTAAAAAGTTTTGACGGGCAATCAAAACTAGACCAAGCAAATTCAGTGGCAGAGAAGTTAGGCCACGGCTGCACTTTGTCCCATACTGCATATCCCCGGCTCGGGGGAAGCGTAAAATAATTACCGCCCCAAATTACTTGATTTTTTGAAACACGAAACAACTCTGCAAAATAATCTTCATCTGGGATGCACGAATCCCAATTGCACTCAGCATTATTTAGTACTCTATCTTTCAATTTTCCGCCACCACCATTAAGTCGCTTACTCCCTGTCTGCCGCTGACAAGGAGTGGCTGACATTGTTGGAGCGTTTATCCCGTAGGGAGGATCGCAGACAGCCAAATCAAACGCCTTGTCCGGCAATCCGCGCATGTACTCCATGCAATCCATGTTTAATAATGTAATTTTATCGTTCATTTTATCGGCTCATACTTTGATTGCATTGTTTCATCATTCAAAAATTTAATCTCGCCATTTCCCTGTTTTAATATCCAGTCAGTCCTTCTTAGAGTGTTGCAATATGATTTATCTTTGTAAATCTGGATGTAATCCCTGAATAATTCTCCACGGAATTCATTGCTTTCAAGACAATCCAGTATTTTATCTGTGTTATCACCTGTCCACTGAATACGTTTTCCTTTTCTTGCACGTCTAACACATGGCTCCAAAATTTCATCGCTCTCACTCATTCTGCAACCTCTTTTAATGACATTAAAAAATTAACTGCAAATTCGTTGTTTTTCACAATACTTCCATCCTTAATCGACAAAGTGCCAGAAGTGGCACACCATCCGTTAGCGTTATATATTGTTCCGGTTACCACATCCATCCAATATAATTTCTGCGCCACAATAACAGGCGTAATAACCCTAATTGAGCCTGCAATATCTGCCGTCCAAAGGTCATGATCGGCAATCCATCGCTCTTTTTTATCCTTCTTCGCTCCGGCAAGAAATACATCCATACTTCGCACACAAAACCCTTCTTCGCCCGGCGTTTTAGCAACTGCTTTTGTTTTAATCATTGTTTCTCCCATTTGTCACATCCTTTTGCCGCTTCCAAATCCCTGTTATGTCCTTCGCCTATCAGCTTCCTGTGCCTGTGCAGACTACACCACCAGCGAGCCATTAAGCATACTGTGCTTGTCTTGGATGGCGTGTAGCGTCTGTGTTTGCAGGTGGAGCATTTATTTTTCATGCTCTTTGTTTTTTAGCCAAGTTATTTGTTATCTCAGCTATACGACGCTTGTTTTCTTCAATCTGCTCCGGTGTCAATCTATGCACCAATTGCAATTTATTAACTTCTGGCCTGTACGTTTTGCAAAGTGCTAAAAACTGCCCTTGTGTCGGCGGGTTATTACCAGTATCAAGTTTTGCAAGATCAATGCCATGCTTGATAGCTCCTAATGAACATCCTTGCAATGCGTCTGCCCAGTCCTTCCACACGGCCTGCATATCCTGCTCTCGCCATAAATCAGCCTGCCTTTTCCCATAGGCCATTGCTAAGCTTTGGAATATCCTCTGTACCGCTTCCAATTGCTTGTTTATTGGTAATGTCGATAATCTTGTTTCCAGTTCCATTGTTTTCTCCTAATGGTGCAAATATTTGCCTCATAGTGTCTGAAATTGAATCATGATGACTCCTTGGCCTATTAACAATCGCTTGCGGCTCGTCATGCCATCGCCCTTGATTAATATACGTTAACGGATTTGGGATGTACCTACCATCGTCTGTTAACCACTGGTCTGACTTTGATTGCCATAACAACGCTATTAACACATCATCAATTGGCGGTTTATTTTTTATCCAAGCTTTTTTTGCTGCAATTTTTCCGGATTTTTTTGGGTAAGCATCCCAAAATCTTGCAAACTCATCACCAACATGCACAGAGGGTTTGTTTTTAATATCTGTATCTGTATCTGTATCTGTATCTGTATCTGTATCTGTATCTGTATCTGTATCTGTATCTGTATCTGTATCTGGCGTTCGTTTGCGTTCGCTTGCGTTTGCTTGCGTTCGTTTCTTATTCTCTCTCCATGCCCGTGCCCGTTCTGCTCCACCATCTTCACGTTCGATCTGTCTTTTCTTCCATCCAGAAACCAGATCACCATCAAGTACACGGCCTTGCATAGCATCAATGATTGCATCAACTTGCTCACAATCTAAATCAAGTGCACTTGCAATATCTTCGTTGCATATATTTTGCGTTCGTCCGCGTTCGTTTGCGTTCGATGCAATAACCAAGATATGCACGTACACTGCTATCACGGATGAAATTGATTGTTTTGATGCGCGAGAGATAGTTCGCCATTTAGGGTCGTTCGGCATGTCATGCCAAAGTCTAAGCCAAGAGTTAGCCATTTAATCACCTATAGACATCAATATTTCACGCTTCGCCTTTCTTAAGGCATTAACAATAGGCTCAATATGCATAATAGGTATTGTTATATGCACGTCATCCATTGTTGGCGCAATCTGACGAATTGTTATTGAGCCAATTTCATTTATAAAAACATGTGTTTCGTAACATGCGTTAAAAACTAAAGTTTTAGTCATCTACTTCACCATTACCATAACAATTGGTGTCCATGCAGCAATGCACAATATAAAAATACCAAGCCATGCCCAACCGATAAATGTTATTCCGATATATGTTTTCATCATAACTCCTTAATTTTTTGTGGCTTGTTAGCTTTGTTCTTATACCGATTGAATAATTTTTGATTATCCAAGTATATTTGCGGTGGTATGCCAAGCCGTAACCAGTTATGCACCCTTTGCTTTGAGAAGCCGAAACGCTTTGCAACAGCACTAACTCCGCCCATGCTATTGATTATCTTGACATGCTCAAGAATGTCCTTAATTTTCTTCACTTCCACCTCCAATTTGTTATTGACAACACGAGCATGGTAATACATAACAAAAGGAAAAGTCAAATGTGGTTTTTAAAATACAAAATAATTATTTTACAAAATGTGTTTACTTTTCTAAAAAAGTGTTTTATTATGCGTCATCAATTAAACAAAGGGGAAATGATGGGAACTTACGATCCGCTACTTGACGATGATTACAGCCCATTCGGTCATAAAGACCGCCAACAACCATGGGGTAGGTATGTTTATTTCAATCTTGATGAAGCTATTACAAACCTGACCGATGCACAGTGGCAAGATTACAACGATATGTGCGTAGCGATTGAGCATTACAAAGAGGATGTTGCTGAATGTAAAGATAGTCTTGCTCTAGCAAATAAGAAAGAAGTTTTGCTAAAAGCTCAAGCCGCATGCCATGAACACTTAATGAAATTAGTTAAAAATTACTGGATTGAAACTAAAAAGAGACTGGAGGATTAAATGACTGAACCAGATCGCGATGACAATAGTAGGTGGCAAGAGGAACAGGAACAAGAACAACAGGAGAATAAATAATGTTTCGTAAGTCAGATAGAATTTTTAAACGTCGAGTGCGTGTTTGGGAATTACTTGAAGGACGAGATGAATCTATTCCGGAATACGTGCATCGTGAAACATGGTGGCTTTTATGGTTAATCCCATTATATTCAAGAGATACTATAATTAATTATTAGGAGAATAAATAATGGCCGAATTGAAATTTACAACAATGCGTGACCCAATACCGCCAAGGCTAATTAACAAATTACCAAAGCCTACCAAGCAACAAACTGACGAAGTTAAGGCAGATTATAAAAAAGGTGTTAGATGCGATATTTGTGGTGGTTGGCATCATCCTAAAGTAGTTCACTTGGATTACTTTGGTCATGCTGCGCTTACATCTATGCTGTTGGACGTAGACCCAAATTGGACATGGGAACCATTGGCACTAGGACAAGATGGATTGCCTGTAATAGATAAGGATGGTGGAATGTGGATTAAGCTAACGGTGCTAGGTGTAACTAGGTTGGGTTATGGAGACGCGCAAGGCAAGACTGGTGGGGATGCGATGAAAGAGCGTATTGGAGACGCTTTGCGTAACGCTGCAATGCGATTTGGTGCTGCTTTAGAGTTGTGGCACAAAGGTGACTTACATGGAGAAGAACCAGCGGCGATTGAATACATAACACCCGATCAAGTAACTGTGCTAGATGATCTAATAAAAGAAGTGAAAGCAGATAAGAAGGCGTTTTTGGAATGGCTTAAAATTGAAAATTTAGACGTGTTGCTATCATCAGATTATCAGAAAGCAGTTGATGCACTTAAAAAGAAAAAGGAGGCAAATAAATGAACTTATACGAACTAACACAACAGCAATTAGAGCTAAAGCAGCAGCTCATGGGAATGAATTTGGATGAGCAAACAATAACTGATACTCTCGAAGGCTCATCACTTGAAATATCCAAAAAGATTGAAAATTACGGTATTGTACTGCGTGACAGAGAATCGTTCGTTGATGCTATTGCCAAAGAGATAGAACGACTAACAGAACGTATGAATGCTGAGAAGAAGCGGATTGAACGCACAAAGAATTGGCTATTATCAAGCATTGTTGCTCTTGAAATTAAACAGATAGAATGCCCATTGTTTACGATTGCTGTACAGGATAATCCGCCCAGTGTTGATGTGTATAACGACAAACTTATACCAGCAGAATATATGCGAGTGCCTGAACCTAAACCACCAGTACCAGCACCAGATAAGCGATTGATATTGTCTGACCTAAAGGCTGGCAAGGAAGTGGCTGGGTGTGTTCTGAAACGAGATAAGCGGATAGTGATTAAATAAGGAGTAAGTATGGACTTTGAAATTTGGTGGAACGATCAAATATCTGGTGCGCCAACGATAATATTTAATACTGATGAGGAACTTGCAAGAGCAGCATGGGAGGCAGCGTTAAAAAATAACACTGTTATAGATTGCAGGTTGTGTGAGAATTATTTTTACAAACTCAGTTCATGTTTGGCAATTGTTAAGTGTGTTAATGGGGATGCGTTCCGCCCAACTATGGCAAAGCAGTTATGGCAAACAATAAGGGAGAATAAATAATGAGAATCTATTTAGGAACTCTAAACTGTGGATGGAAGATGTACGGTATAGGATTTAAGAGCAAATGGTATTTTGGTGTTTTTATTAGAAGACAGGAGAATAAACAATGAAAATTTCACAAGAACAAGCAGAATTTAAACCAGTAACTATCACTTTAGAAACCAAAAACGAAGTGAACATTTTTTGGGATTTAATACGATCTACCAACTGCGTGGCAAAGTTTGGATCAAGCACCTCGGATGAAATACAAAGAATGTCAGAAATGAGAAGCGGGATTGTCAGCTGGCTAACTAATGAAGCTAAATTTTAGGTGGAGACGATGATTAAATACCAAACAAAGTGGCATGGGTCATCTATGGCACAAATAAAAGCCATAGAAGTGTTGCGAGAGACAGAGAAGCAAGTAGTTATTGCAATAAATAACGGTAAAGAATCGCGTGAAAATAAAAAATCAGACTGGCAAAACTGGTTTGACACTTGGAAGCAGGCACATGAATTTTTGGTGTCAGAAGCAGTAAAAGAGGTTAGAGAACTACGGCTTAAATTGCAACAAGCTAATGGTCATCTTGGGAACATAAAAGGCATGAAAGATACAACAATTTTAAAAGAGAATGAACATGGAATTCAAAGATAAAGGCCCGTGGATAGTTGTAAGCGAAACTGGTCATAAAATTGAAAGCGATGACTTCACACACGATGTTCCAAATATTTAACAAGGAGAATTAAATGTCAGTAAATAAAGTGATTTTAGTTGGAAGATTAGGCAAAGACCCTGAAACACGTTATATGACCAATGGCGAGGCAGTGACCAATGCCACGTTAGCCACCTCGGAAAACTGGAAGGATAAAAGCGGAGAAAAACAGGAAAAAACCGAATGGCATAACTTGGTGTTCTATCGCAGTTTGGCTGAAATTGCAGGCGAATATCTGCGCAAAGGGTCGCAGGTCTATATTGAGGGGAAAATTAAAACACGCAAATGGCAGGACAAGGAAGGCAAGGATAGATATACGACAGAGATTATCGTTAATGAATTACAAATGATCGGCGGCAAGCATGATGGTGGACAAGCTGTTAATACCCCGCCAGATAAAACAGAGAAGCCATATCAACAGGCGGCAGGCGGAGATGAACTAGAGTCAAATTTGCCTTTTTAGCATATAAAAACAAAGGATAAAAATGAACATCAAAATTAAAAAGTTGCATGAACGCGCAATGATTCCAACATTCGCAACAAAGGGTTCTGCCTGTTTTGATTTATATGCGATGGTTGAGGACAGCAAAAAAGTATCAATATACAAACATAGTCCAGCCATTATTAGAACTGGATTATCTTTTGAAATCCCCAAAGGACACGCAATGATGATCTATTCCCGCAGTGGGCATGGATTTAATAATGATGTACGGCTATCTAATTGTGTTGGAGTAATTGATAGCGATTATAGGGGCGAGGTTAAAGTTAAACTTGCAGCTGATGGTGGTGGATTTGGCGTATCTCACGGAGACCGCATAGCTCAAGCAATGATTATTCCAGTCCCTGCAATTGAAGGCTTCTTTGTGTCTAATGAGCTATCAGAAACAGAACGCGGTGATGGTGGATTTGGCTCAACAGGTAGTTAAATGAGCAATATAACCATCATCCTTCGGCCTAAGCCAAATACAAGCAGGGATAACGCAAAGATGATGATTGATTGCGTTCCAGATGGTTATGTTGTTTCAATCAAAGAAGGCACTAGATCGCTAGAGCAAAATGCCATGTTATGGGCGGTATTAAACGACATTAGCAAACAGGTTAAATGGTACGGTCAGTCACTAACCGATTATGAGTGGAAAGATGTATTGACCGCAGCGTTAAAGAAAGAAAAAGTAGTTCCGGGCATTAACGGTGGATTTGTTGTACTTGGTCAGCGTACAAGCAAGATGAGCAAAAAAGAGTTCACTGAACTACTTGAGATTGCATATGCTTTCGGAGCGCAGCAAGGTGTGAAGTTTAAAGATATAACAAATAAATATGACAAACCTTGATCTATATCAAATGCAAATCGACTTAATGGATTATATTAACCATAGGTGATGAAATGAAAAAGACAATAGCAATGCACGAGCAATACCGTAAAGTGCTGGAACAGTTCTACCCGACAACGCACATTGATGTTATGGCTGAAATGCTTAACCTTGAGCAAAGCCAAATACACAGGATGGCATTTAAATGTAAGATTAAGAAGGCAGAAGGATTTAAACGTAGTAAGAAGCCAAGAGTGCCAGCAAAGACTAAAAAGTATGCTGATTTAAGCAATCAACTTTCAAAATTTGTTGAATTATTGGAATTGCATGTGACTGCTTTAAAAGATAGTGGATATGCAAGTTTAGCGACAATAGCTGAAACTATATTAACAGAATGTTACAAGACAGATAAGTTGCCAAAACTTGAGTATTTGAAGCGTCATGTGGTTATCACCTAAGGAGTATATATGCCAGACATTTCAATGTGCCTGAATAAACAGTGCGAAAGCAGAACAACTTGCTACCGCTTTACAGCAATTCCTAGTGAGTATCGGCAGTCGTATTCAGACTTCCAGCCAGCAGATGGTGAAGATAAATGTAGAGAGTATATGCCGATTAGCGTAACGAAAGGAGATAACGATGGACGAATACTTATATAGGCGGACTGCAATGCTAAAACACTGGTGGTATCTTAAAAAAGATAAGCTGCACATTGTAATTACGAATTTATTGCCGCGATGGTTGGTAACGAGAGCGACTGTAAGATTAGTGGCCTACGCTACGTCAGGGAAATACTCAAATACAGTTGTACCGGAAATAACCGCGATGGAAGCAATAGGACGGTGGGAGAAGGGAGATAACGATGTCAAAAATATCTGAAACAGGCAGGGAGACGCCGTTGCCATACAACCCAACTATGGAACGTGTGCTACAAGATGCTTACTCACGCGGGATAGGTGTGTTTACCACTACGCTCATGGAAGATGGCAAAGTATCCGTTAGACGCATTCCAATAGAAGACTATGCAAAGGGTCCACAAGATGCCAACAATATCTGAAGCAGGCAGGGAGGTTTTAAAGAAGTGGCAGGAGATGGGGGTGAAGTTTCTTTATCTTGGCTACCACGGCTGTTTCAGTTTTGAATACCCCGCCAACGACTACGCAATCCCTGAGCAGCTAGTGCCGGAACAATGGGATGTGAAGCATCTATATAAAGCGATTAATGAGGGATTAAAAGTTAATAGTGGTGATGGGTTGTGCGAAGTTCGCATCCCCGCCCAAACTATACCAAAGGAACTATTAGAAATGGAAGAGCTGGGCACCAATCAGGCGAAACAGTTTTGGCTCGCATCCCAAGATAATGCAAATACTCTTGAGGTTAAAAAAATGGAAGAACCGAAGAAAAAAATCCTGATACATCACATACCTGAGCGCAAACTCTGGCTGTCGCAACGTGAGGCTGGCACGAATGAGCAGTGGAAAGTGAAACCAAGATCGTGGAATGATTGGAAAAAGATACCTATTGATGAGGAACCTGAGTGGTCTGAGTACTATGATTACACAACGGTAAATACGGTTAAGTATTATTTTTGTCTGTGTCGCAGAAAAAACGGCGATATTGTGTCGATGTCGAGAACTAGCAAGGAAACATTAAAGCATGCGGTAGCCGTAGGGGATGCAACCATCATCGGCAACATTGAAGAACGTGACGTGGAGGTTTAACTATGAGCTTTAAGCTGAATGCTAAAAATTTAGGAATCGTGACTGCTTATTGGTTAGAACACTATATGACGGATCACTGCACGTTATGCGGAAACCACGGATGGATTGACACTCGTGGAACACGAACCCCGGCAGGTAAAGATGTTGGAAGGGTGAACTATTGCATTTGTCCAAACGGACAGCAATTACGTGCTATTGGTGCTAAGTTGCCCAGCAACACTGAAGAACATAACGCGGAGGTGTAACTATGAGCTTTACCATAACAGAAACAGGCAAGGTTTTAACTGAGACAGATCAAGGCATCACCATGCCAGCGGATTACAGTTTTGACACGGTTAATAGCTTCGTACATGGCATTGATGTACATTTTGAGGATTTAGTTAATCTTTGCCTTGGGATGGCTGATCATATAGATAAGATGAAAGTAAACATGGGAACATACTTAGATTTAGACGATGTTGTGGCCGGAAACACGCTGGCTATGAAGGAGTTGGCGGAACTGCGAAAGGAAAATAGCGAATTGGCAGATGAAATTCGACGATTAAAGCGCGGTGAATTTATTTGCAGCAAATGCGGCCTTCGGAAAGATTCAGAACGAAGTAAAGAATATCACTTTTAATAAAAAAACCCCCGATGGTGCGCTGATCTAACGGGTAGCGTTGGGGGTGTTGTTGAGTGATTATACTATAAGTTATATAAATAAAATGACAGAACAAGATATTAATACATTACTTGATGATTTGTGCAAATCAATGTTGATTAAGTATAACGAGCATGTACGTGAGCATTACTATGAGCCCGCGATGGTAATAATTTTTTCACCTGATGGATATAGCAAGGCACGTTCCTGCAAAGAAGCTATTACGAGATTCTCATGCAGAAAGGATAATATTCAAATTGTGAACGGGTATCCTTTTTTACTTGCACACGAACAAAAAGAAGATTTTCTTGTTATAGTTATGGATAGTTAACACGTACAAAGATAATCTATCTGGCATATGTAGCTGTTGCCTACCGTTATTTGGCAATGGAGTGAATAAGCAAGAAGCTGGCCTTGTTAATATGCCGAAGCCAGCACTTTACTTAATTTAACAGGAGGAATCATGCGTAATTTATTAGCTCTATTTGTTCTTGCGTTAGCTTTTCAACATGCTCACGCGGCATTGGAAATATACGACCCTGCAACAGGGAAATATCTTGGAAATCTAAACGGAAATCAGTATGACCCGAACTCTGTTAACAATCCGTATGGGCAGTATGGTTCGCGTTATAGCCCTGATAGTATCAATAATCCATATGGTCAATACGGTTCAAGATATAGCCCTGATAGCCCAAATAACCCTTATGCCGCGCCTTCGATAAGGTATGATAATAGGAGATAAAATAAATGAACGTAAGAGAATTAATAAAAGAGCTTGCAAGCGAAGATGACATGGACAGCGTTGTTTATGTGCGAATCATAAATAAAGATGGAGACGAAACCTTCCTTGCTGTGGAAGGGATTGCTGTTTACAGCAACTCATATCAAGCCAGCAATATGAGAACATGCACAACACTTGAGGCTTGTTCCTAGCGTTTATGCAGTTCCTTCGATAAGGTATGATAGTAGGCGTTAATGTTTTCGAGTCGCTTCAGTTGTTAAGTATTATTTAATAACTGATTCAGTTGTAAAGGATTGCTTGACAACTGCTACATCGGATAAATTTAATGATTAAGATAACTATTAGTGTACAGATTGAGTGT